GTTTCATAGTGCTTTGAATGTTATTTAATACAAAATTATCGAAATATTTTATAACTTGCAAGCAAAAACTTGAAAAAGTGTAAAAAATATGATAAATTTGTACAAAATTTAATAAAATATGTGTTATCTATGATAGAGGAAAGATTCAAAAACGTTTTTTTTGAGCTGCAAAAGCTCGGACGGGTGAAAAACAAGTCTTGTTTAGCAAATGAGCTGCAACTATACCCGCAAGCGGTTGAAAATATGTTGCAAGGAAAGCGCAAAATTGACGCGGATATACTTCAAACGCTCGCAATATCCTACAAAGTGAACCCTAATTACATCATCGGTGTTTCTAATATTATGTTTCTATGATAAAAAAGACAGTACTTCTTATAAATGCGGGGCATGGTGGCATGAACTTCCAAACAGGCGAAAGCTATACCGACAAAGAGGACGGTAAAATGACCCTACACACAAACGGAAAGCCGTACCATTGGAAAGGATGGTTTTTTGAGGGTGTGTCTAACCGCCGTTTAGCTCTTGAATTTATAGCTCAAGCAAGCCGCGCGGGCTATATCTGTATTCCCGTCTTTCCGCCCGAAGGAGACCCCGAACCGCGCGACCGTGCAAAGCTCGCTAATGAGATAGCAATGAAACTACAATGTAAGTGCATCTATCTTTCTTTTCATAGCAATGCGGCAGGTATCGGCACTAATCCGCAATTGACAGCACAGGGAGTATCGGCATTTGTTTACAAGCTCAAAAGCGAAACGGCAGTACTTGCGGAAAAAATCACAAAGGCAATGCAAAACGTCTTTGATGAATACGGTAGTAAACGCCGTGCGCAACTTATCCACGATAAGCCCTTAGATGAAACGACATACACGGCTATGCCTGCAATATTGTTCGAAGTAGGATTTTTCGACAATCCGCAAAATGCAGACCTGTTGATGGATGCGGAGTTTTGCGTTCATCTTATCGCAACAATGGTAGAACAAATTAAAAGAAATGTAGAATGAGTACACTAATAGATACACTTTGGGTTACTTCTATTTGCTTAGGGTGTTTCATACCTGTGTTTTTTGTGCTTAGTGCAGAATCTGAACTAATACCTAAAGCAGGTGAAAAATACGAATACTCCCTTGACTTCGATAAGGAAAACCCTTTCGAGCCTAAGGTTATTGATACCGTAACTGTATGCGATGTGAAAGAAGGTTACATATTGTTTGAAAATAAAAACGGTAAAAAACGGTCTTGCAAGGTTCAATTTTTCTTAAAATACACTAAAGAGCTAAAATGATAGAAACTTACAAAAACCTCGTTTTAGACTTTGCCCGTGTCGAAAATTCGCCACTAATCCACGCGGTAAGGGTGCAACCTTTTTACATTCATGAGCTACATAAATTGGTAACGGGTACACTTTCGGACAAGTGGTTAATTGATAACATAACAGTCGAAATAGCCCCCAAACAAATACTATATAACCAACGCGGTAGGACTATTTTGCACGTTTACCCGCTCGGAATCTCCCGTGAAGACGATAACATCATAAGAGAAAACGGGTACTGTTATGAGATTTACGTAATAGAAAACGAACACAGAACAATCCCGTTAAAATCAATTCCCAACTATGAATATTCAGGTTATCAATACAGTCCTTATTTCCCGTGCTAAACTTGTACACAATAACGGGCAAATCGAAGGCGTACCAAAGAACCCCCGATTTATCAAAGACGATAAGTTCAAAAAGCTCGTTAAGTCAATACAAGACGACCCCGAAATGATAGGGGCAAGGGAGTTGATAGTAACGCCGCACGGGGATAAGTATATAGTTCTTTGCGGAAACATGAGGTTAAGAGCCTTAAAAGAGTGCGGAGTGGATAAAATACCCTGCAAAGTTGTCGAAGGTAACGCGGCTAAATTACGTGCTTATATCATCAAAGACAATGTATCTTACGGATCGGACGACTTCGAGTTACTCGCTAACGAGTGGGATTTATTCGAGTTGGAAGAGTGGGGAATGGACTTGCAAAATGAAGAAGAGCAAGAGCAAGAAGACAACACAAAGACAACCTTAGATAAGTGTCCGACTTGCGGGCAAAAGATTGATAATACAGTACCTTTTTAAAGCCCTATGACAAATACTGACATACTAAAAAAGAAAATGATTGAAGCCCTCGAAAAGAGCTTAGGCATCGTTACGTCGGCTTGTAAGAGTGTTGAAATAAGCAGGGAAACACACTACCGATGGCTCAAAGAAGACCCCGAATATAAAGCCGCCGTTGATGCGCTTGATGATGTCGCTCTAGACTTTGCGGAATCGCAATTACATAAGCAGATAAAAGACGGTAACAGCACAGCAACTATATTCTATCTCAAAACAAAGGGGAAAAAGAGGGGATATATCGAACGGACGGAGATAACAGGGGCGGACGGCGAAAGCATAGAGTTTAAAATCGAAGTAGTACAACCCAAAAACACTTTTCCGATTAAACCCGAATGAAAACAAGCCCCGTTTTTTTGTGGAATGCTAAACCCGAGCTATATGCTAATGTAGACCCGACAAAAAAGGTTATTTGCGTAAATCAGGGCGGGACAAGCAGCGGTAAGACTTACAGTATCATGCAACTCCTTTTCGTAATGGCTATCGAAAGGAAATTGCATATAACAGTAGTAGGTCAAGACATACCCAACTTAAAAAGGGGTTCAATCAAAGATGCTGAAAGTATCGTTTCGGATGCAAAGGTTTTACAATCTCAAATAGTGTCGTACAACAAAACCGACCGCCTTTATAGTTTTAAGAACGGGTCTAAAATAGAGTTCACAAGCTATGATAATGCTCAAGATGCAAAGAACGGTAAAAGAGATGTGCTTTTTGTCAATGAGGCGAATGGTATTGATTATAATATTTTCTTTGAGCTTGACATTAGGACAACCGAACGAACATTTTTAGATTATAATCCTAATGCGGAGTTTTGGGTACATGACAAAGTATTGAAGTTGCCGAACGTTGCCTACTTCATTAGCAACTATGAACACAACCCGTTCATTAGTCCTAACATTGTGGAAGGTATCCTAAGGCTTAAAGAAGTAGACCCGCAATTATGGCGCGTGTACGGATTAGGACAGACGGGAAAGATACAAGGGCTTGTTTTCGATTATCGGATAGTACAAGAGATGCCGATACACTTAAATAAGCGAGCTTTCGGGCTTGACTTCGGATTCACAAACGACCCGACAACGCTTGTAGAATGCGGGATAAGTGACGGGCAAATTTACGGACGGGAGCTAATATATCAAACAGGTCTAACAAATAGCGATATTAACAAGTTATTCAAAGACTTGCAAATACGGAAAACAGATGTTATATTTGCTGATGCAGCAGACCCGAAAAGCATACAAGAGTTGAAGTTGTACGGATGGAATATAAAAGCCGCTGATAAAGGTAGGGATAGCATCAAGTATAGTATTGACCTTATAAAGCAATACGGCACTTTAAACATTACTTCGGATTCCGTAAATTGGATAAAAGAGGCAAAAGCATACAAGTGGAAAGAGGAAAAGAGCGGACAAAAGACAAACGAACCGATAGACGCGTTTAATCATGCTTGGGACGCGTGCCGATATTGGGCATTAGGTATGCTTGCAAAGAACAAAGGAAGTAATTTATTAGCATTCAAATAACATCAAAATGACAAACGAAGAAAAAGAAAAGTTGAATGAAGCGGTGGGAATATTAAACTCTTACGGCTCAAATTACGCTGCAAAAGCCCTCGCGGCTCAAATTACAAAGTTCTTAGCGAACCTCAAAACGGGCGGGTCTCGCTTTGCCCCTTCCAACGGTGGAAATAACATCCTATCCGCTGTAAAAGAAGGTCAAGAGGTTAAGCCTAAGCAGACGATACAAAAGCGCACTTCCCTTAAAGAAGTGATGGAGATGCAAAATGAGGACGAACAAGAGGACGAAGGCGGCAACGTTCTTGCAACGTCCGAAGATGAACCCCGCAAAAAGAGAACAAAACGCAAATAAAAGCGCATGATTAGGTACAAAAAAAGCACGGGCGGAACGTTCGATTATCCGCACACTTTGAGCGATATATCACTCGAAAAGTTTTTGCAGTTCATGCAACTTGTTGAACCTACAAAGCCGCAATGTCTGAAAAACATTGACAAGGCAACGGCGAAACTTGCGAACGCTGAAACGGAAAAGGATAAGCGAGATGCTGAACAGGAGGTTAATGAAGCCTTTGCAGCGATAACCGACCTCGTTACGGCTAAGGCGGTGCATCCGTATTACGCCCGTGTTGTATCTTTCTTTGCGGATGGATTGACAGAGGCGGAGATATTAGGCAAGGATGGAACGGACGGAATGAACGTACAGAGCTTAACGGCACTTTATTTGCACACAATGAAAGTGCTTAACGAATTGCCCGAGGTTGAATACTCGAATGTTATCGAAGTGGATAAAGAACTTTGGTACTTGCCCGAACGTTACATGGAAGGTGCAACGGTGATTGAATTTGCAGAGTCGGCACAGTTCCAAAGCAACGCAAAGGACTTAGCGGGCGGGGATTGGGCTGCAATGGCTAAAATTATGTGTGTTTTAGTGCGTAAAAAAGATGAAAAATACAGTCAATCGCTGATGAAAAGAGAGCAAATGTTTCTTAAATGGAATATGTTTGACGTGTGGAAGGTCGCTTTTTTTTTGTCGAAACGCAGCGAAATCTATCTGTTAAGTTTTCAATCTTATATAAACGCTCAAAGATTGACGAGATTAAAGCAGGAATTGAGCAACTAACGGCGGGCTTCGGATGGTATCTTACACTAAAAACAATTGCCGAAAGTGGCATCTTTAACCGACCCGATTGCACCCCGATGCAAAGTGCAGAGCTTGCCCCGCTTTACGATGCTTTTACCTACTTAGCAGCACAACAAGCCGAAAGGGAGTATCAAGAGCGATTAACAGAACAACTAAGCAAAAAAAGAAAATAGGCTATGAATGACAAGACAAAAGAGATTCTGCAAAAATTTGTAGACGGCGAAAAACTTTATAAAGAAAATGCTTACTTTAAAATGGCTGTCGATAAGTTAGCAGATGATGGTAATGTTTATCATCTTTTGCAGGCTATGTGTATAGCTTACAAGATGCAAATTAACGAAACCGCAGAATTAGCATACAAGCTTTTAAACTCTGACAAATGAACATAGCGCAACTAAGCAACCTGTTTAATCAAATATGCCTCGGTATAAATGCTTCGGCGGGGTCTAACCGTGTCGGGTTTTACCACTACGGATTTTATTCAGACATAAACACAAACATACAAAACAATTGGACGGGCGGGAATACACTAGGCAAGTATTATCCCGCTGTTTCGTTTGTGTACCCTCGGGCTAATGTAGCGATTCAGGAAAAGGGGGTTAAGGGTTCTTTGTCTTGCGTGTTGTACTTTTCCGATTTGCAGTACTATAACAACGACGGGACCACAAATCAAAGGTCTATCCTCGAAGTGCATCGGGATTTGGAAGCCTTAGCTATTAACGTGCTATCGGAGTTTAACCGTATCGGGCGGACAAAAGACTATCAAGCGGGGTTAATCGGGAATGTTGATTTAGACTACCTTAGCGACGCGCATAATGACCGACTTTGCATTGTGGAAGCTCGCTTTAACGTGTGGTACGTTTTCGATTGTCCGATAGATACAGCCGATATAGCAGCCTTGCCCGCAGGCTTTAACGATATTCCCCCAACCTCAAACGACTTAGAATTGGTATGATGCTAAAAACAAAATGTTTCATAATGCCCGAAGGCTATGAGAAGTTTGAAAACCTCGGTATTTCGATACCCGATGACAAATACGAGCTTTCCGACATTGTGATAAACACTGACAAGATGATAACGGCAATGCCTTACGAGATGGAAGGTCGGACGCTGACCGTGTTAGACTTGGAAGGGATAGATGAAAGTGTGCTAATCAATATGCCGTTTGTAAGGTTTTTAGAATATTTGGGGCTATAAAAAAGCCCCGCGTTTGCAGGGCTTAGAGGTTATTTGTTCATTTCTAAGTAAATCATTGTCATAATAGCAACCTTGTCTTTATTCCATTGCTCTGGTGTGATACCCATTTGCTTTGCAATGTTAGCACACATTTGGATAAATTTTGCGTCTTGCATTGTAGCTTCGAAGTTTTCAATTTGCGCGTTCATAATCGTAAGTTTTTTTTGTGATTGTTTATTATTTCCTGTTTGATGTTATCAAAGGTACGATGCTTTTTTTATTCTACAAAACTTATAACGACTTTTTTTAAAAATATTTTTCAATGGACAACAAACAAGCCTTTGAGCTACTCGGTAAGCAAATCGGGGACATAGTAAAAGAAGCCGTTAAAATTGAATTTGCAAGGCAGGGGCATAAGCTGACAAGCGGTCTTATAAACTCTATCGACTACCGAGTTAATGCAATGACAACGGGTGCAAATATTGAGTTTTTGTTGTACGATTACGGCATGATACAAAACTTTGGGGTAAAGGCGGAAAGAATACCTTTCAACCCTGGGAGCGGTGCTAAGTCATCAAAGTACATAGACGGTTTGAAGCTGTACGCTCGGTTGCGTTTCGGAGTTGATGAAAAGCAAGCTCAAAGCATAGCCTTTGCAATAGCATACAAGCACAAAAAGGAAGGGATGCCCACAAAAGCAAGCGCAAGGTTTAGCAGCACGGGCAAACGGACGGGAGCGATTGAGGCGGCACTTGACGAAACAGAAAGCGAGGTGGTAAGGCTTATTGATGCCGCTATGCTCGAATACATTAACACGGTATTTTTACAAGCATGGAGCGAGATAAACGGCAAAACGATTTAGAAATGAACCACATTAAGCGCATACTCAAAAAGCTAAACGACCCCGCGATAAGTTTTAAGAGCGGGAAAGTATGCGTAAGGTGGGTTTGCGAATCGTATAAAGACCTGCAAAGGACACTTTTGTTAATAACCGATTGTTTTCATGAGGAAGGCTATCACGGTTATTTGTTTATAGCCGTCCGCCTGCGTGTCGATGAGGTGACGATACAAACTACTGAAAGATTTTTTATTCTACAATATCCACAAAACCACAGTTTAACCAATGGATGCAATACAAGCGGCAGCCCTCGCAACTGATTTAAACACGGCTTTAGGGGGCTTAACGGCTACATACCTTTACGACATATTCCCCTATTGGGATAATACCTATACAAAGTACTACAATGTAGTTTTGTACCCTGCAAAGTATTCGGTTGAATTTGCAGCGGCTACGGATTCCGAGCTTTTAGCCTTTGCACGGGTATCGGCAATAACGCAAACAAAAAACCCCGCTGATTTTGTCGCGGAGTTTGATTTGCAAGGAGCGCAAGATGCGGAATTAGCTGCTTATCTTGGTTTGTAATTGTTCACATTGCCCCCTCGGGGAGGTAGGGGGCTTTTTAATTAGGCTATGAAAAAATACAAATGCACGGTTTATGTAAGCCTTACGCTAACTTTCGACATAGAATCTGACGATAAGAACTATGCAGAGCATTTAGGCATTCAAGAGGCTGCAAAAGAGATTGAAAAAATAAATCAAGACAGCATCTTAAAAGTAGAATACGCCCCGCAAGCAGAGATTAGTAAAACAAAAAAATAATATCATGCCCCTTATAGTAGCTCCTTTTTACGCACCTAACAGTATGTATCGCCCTAACGTCTTTTTGATGAGGGCGGCGAGTGCTAATCCGCTTGTTTTAGCGGTTGCAAATATCTTTGTAGATGGTGTGTTAGTAACCACGCTCCGAAAAAGTGTAGAGTTTAGCTTCGGGGTGAATTATTATTTTGCGTTTGACGTGTCGAAAGTCTTGCAAGATGTTTCCGCACCCAAAGCGCAAACTATAACGAGCGTATTCGACCCGACACTAAACCAACCTTACAACACGTCTAACACGGATTGCCACACGGAAACGGGCATAATCGTTACATACTTTTATCGCGACCCCGTTACAAACATCCTTACTAACTTAGGCATTACGGACACGATACCCGCAAGTTATTACGCTATCAATGCGACACGACAAACTCGGGACGATATGAGCTTAGATGCCTTTGTCATGACTTTAGGCTCGGACGTTTGGCGATTCCTTACAAATCATCCTAACCCCTATCCTATTTGTGATACTGAAAACTTGTACCTTACCTTTATTCCGTACTTGTCAAACTCTTATCAAGTAAAGACCTATGACAGCGGCGGAGTATTGATTGATGAGGGCAAAGTATCGCTAACCCCAAATAACAAATATGTGCCTACCACTATCGGAGCTGGCATGGTAAACCTTGCATCTGTTACCTACTTCGATGGGGCGGTAAACATGGCAGACCCCAACATAGCCTATTATACTATTCAGGTCGGAAACTCCTTTTTGTTCGGCTTGAATTGGTTATTTATCGAAGCGTCCGAAATACAGCGTTTTAACGTTATCGAATGTTGCGGGGATAGAGATGTAAGATTACACTTTTTAAACAGGCTCGGCGGTGCTGATGCCTACACTTTTAAGAACAAAAAAAAGAGGCTCGAAACGAACAAGAGCGAACAGGCTCAAAAGCCGCAAAGTTGGGGCTATACTATACCGCCTAACTTGGTGCATGACAAAGGTCGCTTTAAGATACAGAACGAAACGCAGGCTGTTTGGGAGTGTGAGTCTGTCTTTTACGACCGTGCATCGGGCGAATGGATAGCAGAACTTTTAAGCAGTACCGAAGTATATCTCGAAACATCTGCAGGTCTTGTTTCCGTTGTGATAACAGATAGCGAGATAACGATAGAGGAAAGTAACGAGCTGATAAATGTAAGTATCAAGTTTGTAGAATCGAACGACATAAGCACACAACAAAATTAGGATGTCTAATATCAAGATATACATAGACGGTCAATTAGCGGATTTACCCGATAACGACTTGAATTTAAACCTTACTTATTCGCTCAAAGATAAGGATGGGATAGCTATAAACAGCGGTTCACGGTCGGAATATAGCTTCGAGTTACCTGCTACAAAACAGAACAATGCTATTTACTCCCGATTCTTTGACGTGTCGGAAGATACTGAAACGGTGCAGGGGTTTTTAGATGCTCGGATAGAGGTTGACGGCATTACATTCTTTGTGGGTAAATGCCAAATGAAGTCTGTAACACTCCGACCCGATTTGTACTATTGGCAGGGGGAAAAGTACAAGGTTGCTTTTTTCGGTAATAATATAGATTGGACGGTACAACTAAAAGACAAGTATTTATACCAATACGACTACGGACAACATACCTTCGGAAGGGCTGCAAATCTTTCCGCGTGGGGTAATACTTACGGCGGCGGTGACAACTACCTATACACGGTTATAAAGCTCAAAGATTGGAACTTACCTAACCAAATAGACCCGCTAGAAAGTACGCCTGCTTTGTTCGTTCGTACAATAGTAGATAAAATCTTTGCGGATTTAGCCTACACGGTTAGTTCTAACTTTTTCGATACCGACTTTTTCAAGCGGTTAATTATGCCCGTGCTGTTACCTGAACGTTTCGGGGCGGACTTTTCAGAGGATTATTTTAGCGTAAAGGCGGAAAAAGCCCTATCCCCGCTCCTTGCTTTTGAGTCCCCTATCATTATCAACACACAGACGCAAGCCCCCGCCGTTGGTGCGAACCCTTACAACATTGCAACGGGTGAATATGTAGTGCCTTATGACGGCTTTTTCTTGATTAGCTATCGGGCGGACTTGACAAACTTTGCAGGGGCTTTAGACTTTATAACCGAGGTCGGGCAAAACTTTGTATTAGTGCCTAACTCGCAGGTCGGTAGTATCTCGGGCGGTACGTCCTATAATTCCGATGTAACGATTAAGGGGGAGATAGTTGTACAAGCCGTACAAGGCGATATTATTACGTTTGCATACGGAATATTTGGAGCGGGTACGGCGGATTATACCTATTATATCGAAATAACAGGCGAGGCGGACATTGTTAGCGGTGTGCTGATGGATTTTAAGTATTTTCTAAACAAGGATTGGAATGCTTTGGAATTTATTAAGGGCTTAGGTCACGCTTTTAACCTTACCTTTCAAACCGATGCGGACTTGCGGACGGTGGAAATTGAACCCGCAAACGACTATGTTTATTTACAGCGCAACCCGATAACAGCAACCTTAGAAAGCGGATTTTATACGGCTGCAACGGACAAAACGCAAAAGGTTGATTTATTGCGAGGCGGTGAAGTTACAAACGATACCGAACAAGACAGCCGCATTAGGTTTGCATGGAAAAAAGACAGCAACGACCCTACTTTCGAGGCAATAAATGAAGGGGCGGAACTTGGCTTGTTAGAATCTCGCTTTATTTATACAGCTGATAGGTTTAAAAACGGGGAGATAGTTATCGAAAATCCGTTTTTTGCGGGG